ATTTTAATTATTGCTGTACCTTGCGGTAGCCATGCTTCCAAAGAAAGCGACCGAGTGCTTCGCCTTCAGCATCCACCTTTTCCTCACTCCACTCGGGCTGGATGTGATGCAGGTATTCGTGAATGAGAACAATCATGTAGCGCATTGGCGGTAACGTTGGATCTATCTCAATAACGTTGTCGCAGTACAATCCATCCGCACGTTCCCTTCCCAACTTTCGATGGATAACTTTTGGATGTTGCTTGCGTTTCATGTTTATATTTGCGACGTTTGTGTACTATGTTAGTGTTTTTGTTATTTGATTGAACAATGCCCTGCAACGGTGGGGCATTTTTCTTTTATCGAATCTTGCCGTTTACTATTCGGTAATTGCTCACTTCGAATTCGCCAGTATCTAACACGCGCACATGCGCAAAGCCATGATGGTGTTTATTGATAGGCATGTAGTCAGGATGCAATTCGCATAGACAGGCAACAGACCAGCACGTTGTTATCTTGCCGTTGATGTTTGGCTCGGTGTGTTCGCTTGCCTGATGATGGTGACCACACAATGCGCTGTCTTTTGCACGTAGAAACAAACCGCGTGCGATGTTTACCGGGCTGAATACTGATGCGCCAAGCTCATGACCATGCAGAATGGTAAGCTTGCCTGCGTGAATGATTTGTTTATCGGGAATGAAAGTAATGTTTAACTCGTCAAGCTTCATCAAACTTTCAAAGTTAAACTCGTCCATGCCCAAAAGGTCGGGTGCATTGCGCATGATGTAGTGGTCATAGCGCACATCATGATTGCCGCACTTATAATATATAGCAGCATTTGGAAACAGCTTGCGTAACGTTTGCAAAAACTGTCTGGTCATTAAGACTTCATGCCCAAAGTTCCGTTTACGTGGGTCTTTCTCAAATCGGCTAATAGCATAGAAGTCGATAATATCACCATTAAGCAGAATGGTATTGACATCGTTGTCAAGTCCGTACTTCAGTGCCAGCGTTAAAGCTTGAATGTTGTGATACGGCACGTGAATATCCGACAGCAGCAGAATGTTGTTGTGGTTTGTCGGTAGCTTGTAAGGTTTGTAGTTCGCTTCCTGTGATGGTGGCAGGTCAAGTGGATTCGCTTCCTGTGGAATCAACTCATTCATCATGTTGGTGAAGTCACCTATATGGTTATCCAACTTTTGAAGCTGTGGAGTTGGTTTAACCGGTTGAATGTTTAAGTTATCTACCCACCTACGATAGCTTTTGTCTAATGAATTAACAGTAATATCAAGTGCATACTTCTTTAATAGTTCGCGAATGCGTGGGATAACAGGTCCAGTCCCATCGTGCAATTCACGATGTAGCTTTTCGCGGTCTATTGTATGCATAGTATTACTTATTTGCTTTCAAGTAGCCATTAAGCTCAGCAAGGTGTGAACTAATCATGGCAATCTGCGTTTGTATCGCATCAATCTTTCCTTCCAACTTATCATTCTTACTATTCAATTCAGCTTTCTGTTCTTTGAGCGCAGTATTAATCATTTCGATTTCTCTTTTATGGTAGGTGTCTATTCCGCGCACTTGCCCGGCTAACTTATCCACGCTGCGCTTTAGTGCAAAATATAACGATGCAAGTGATATAGCTGCACCGAGAATTGTAATAACATCACGTAATTCAAAAGCCATGTTCATAGGATTGCAAAATATATAGTAGAAAAAGCCAGTCCTGTGATACCGAGTGTGAGTGCTGTGTTAGTAATTATTAACCGTCTGTTCTTCTTTTTTAATTCACCTATTTCATTATCCTTTTCAGCCGCAATGGCCTTTTCAATGCTCTGCTTATTCTTATATATCTCGGCTAATGTTTCATAACTCGTTGCTTGAATGCCTGTTATCTTTGCATAATAGGTAACCTTCAACCGTTCCATTTGATACAGCGAATCGATTTGCATTGCCGTATCATACCAATACAACATGCTATTGAAGTTGAGATTGAAAAGTTGCCTGTCGTAGGTTGTAAGTTCGGGTGTAAAATCCTGCTTTGAGAAGCGAGTCCGATTTTTTGAGGGTTGACCGAAACTTGACATCGTTATCAGTAGTAGAAGCAGAGAGAATGTTATAGGTTTCATTGCGGTAGATTTCATTGGTGATTTGTTGCTTTGTGATAATGGTATCTTGTTCGACCTGTAGCGAATCAATTTTTAAGAATAGACTGTCCGTTTTTGCATTGTTTGTTTCAATGATTTGGTAGAGCGAATCATTGATATCCTGTAACCTTTTTATAGCAGGATTTGTTACAGGATCATTGCACGTTTTGAATCCGGTTATGATCATAACACCTGCGATTGTGATTGCTGATAAGTACAGCACAATCCTTCTTAGTTCTTTTTGCCCCATCGTGTGATGTGTAAGTTTTTGGTTAGTGGTCGAATCTTGTAATACACTCCATCGCGTGAACGTGAATCACGCATGCCCTGATCATTGGTGTTGCCTTCAATGGTGCGCACTGAATACTTGCCTACCCTGTCCACGATGCCAGTATGACCAATGCCTTTGTATCGTTGTTTGCGGAAGCTTGGATAACTCAAAGTCATAACAAGCACATCGCGGTCGTTGAATGCTTGCATAAACTTTCCATCCGTAAATATCACATCGCGCTTGTTATATGCAGTCGGTGACCAACCTGTGATAGTGTTCGGTATGCCGCACTCGTTAAGCATAGCCATGACAAAGAAACTGCACCACGCATAACCGGGCAACCAACCTTCCTGCTTCATCAATACCTGCAACGCGGCATCGTTGAAACCTTTATTGTTACCACCACGCTCTTTTACACCGACAAATGATGCAGCTGTAGTTCTTACGCAGTAGCCATCATCAGCATGCGTAAGATGAACAGGAATGCAGCAAAGTAGAAGGCATATAAGAGCAGGTATAAGACAACCTTTTGCCATGTGGTTAGATAGGTGTTTAGTTCATACTTAATTTCTTTGCTATAGACTTCGCGCTGTAATGCCCGAAAATTGAAACGAATTCCCAAAAACGTGATGAAGTTAGCAAACACCATGATGAGTGAAGCCAAGACGATGTATTGCACGTATTCGGTAGATATAAGCGCATCACCAAAGTATTCGCTGCTCAAAGCACCTGCAATCAGGAACCCTGCAAACGCAATCGGTATCGACCACAATCCATCGAACAGCTGAAGGTTATACCGGATGAACTTGTAAGTAATACTTGACTGTTCACTTTTTGGTTTTGTCTGCTTCTTTGTTGACATTGCTTCGTAGTTTTAGTGAAAGCTCACGCTCATACTTGCGCAAACGTTCAGTGTAATCTTGTTTCAGTGTCTTCTTTTCACTCATGGTATGCGGTTAATGATATTTCGTGAGTAAGTAGGGCGGAAGCTGGTTGACGTGTTGCCCGATGAAAACTGATAGTTAAGCGTGTTGGTCACGTCTGTACGTGGTGAACGGTCAGGCCACTGCGCTGTGCTGTATTCAGGAAACAAACTGCTATTCGCACACAAGTAATCGACTAACAAAGTGGTATAATGCTCCGCGTTTTGGCGTGCGCGGTCTATCATATCCTTCATAACCAAGTCCGAAACAGGCACAGTGTCTTCGCTTTGACGTTGAACGAGCGTGCCGTTGTCCATGCGATAACATAGATTCGGAGTTACATCCACCATCACCCACCAAAGCAGCATCTTTTGAATGTAATCTTCAAGCAATGTTTGGTAGTTACCTGCAATCGTATTGTTTGCCACATCATTTTTTATCTTATTGAGCAAGTCAGTTCCCAAAAATGGAAGCAGCCATTTGTCCTGTGCCAAATAGATAGACGGATATAAAAGATTTGGATCTACACTGCCGTTGATGGTAGTGTACTTCTTGACGTAGTTTTCGGATATTAGTAATACTTCAGCCATAGTTTTAATTATTGATTGCCGTAAATAGGATTTGTTGGAAGGAAGCCGTTATAGGGCATGTCTTCAGGAAGCTTTGCAACGAGTGAGTTGTTTCGCACTTTATAGCCCATGCGTTCAGCCATGCTCACTGCGATACGCTGCGCATCAGGATCATTAGGATCTATCTTTGCGCCACTTGCATCTACATACACTCGCTTTTCCCAAAAGTGTTTGCAGTTTCCACCGCCTTTGTAAAACCAAATGTCATAAGTAGCTGCACCTTCAGGCCCCCATCCGGGATTGACTGCTACATTTTCCATTGCCACTATATCTTCTTTGCGATACAGCTTGCCTGCTTCCACCATCTTCTTGCAGAATGGGCGCATATTAGCGTGAGTAAAACTACCTGCGTAAACGTAACGAGTAATAAAGTATTTACCATCAACAACGGCATCCTGCTCACTCTTTGCTGCTGGTCTTGCCGCACCTGTGCGCACTGCGAATTCGTGCTCAATTTCTTCATCAGCGTTATATGCATCAATCAATATCCAATCTTCGGATGCATCTTCACCAAGTGCGATTAATGCATCGCCTACTGTGCTCTCATCAAAGTCAGCATCTACTTTTTTTTTTTCACCCACTAAGTGAGGCAACGCAGCAGAAAGAACGGTTTGAACTATCGAAGTGATTTGGTCAGTATTTAATGATGTAGAAGCAGCTTCGACTACTGTTTCAGTAGCTTTTGCGGTTTGTACCTGCTCAATAACCAAAGGTGTATTAGGCACAATCTCAAAATCTACACCGGGAAGTTGATTACCCAACAGTTCTTCAATGCTGCGATTAATCATTGCTTGATACGGCTCAACAACTTGCTTATTGAATATCTCTAAACCGATAGCCATTTCATCTTTGTTGCTGCCGAATCCTGTGTTTTCGCGAATACCAAAAAGAAGTGGCGTGGTTACACGATGCGCAGTAATAATCTTTTGCTGTGCAGTATCATTCAT